CAAGTTGGTTATGGTAATGTTACCATTAATGTTAGCACTGGGAATGTAGTGACTAATGTTGCAAAGGGTAATGTAGACATGACAGTTTCAGAAGGTAATGTAAATTCAACCATAACTAAAGGAAACTTTACAGGAACAATCGGTGGGACAACCGATGTAACCTCAGAAGGTAAGATTACAATTACAGGTAATAACACTACAGAGATTATTTCTAACACTACGGTGACAGGGACACTTCATGTAACTGGTGTCCAAACTAATGATTCTACCATCCATGCAAAAGGTGACATCTCTACAGATGCAGGTAACGGCCCAACACTTGCAACACATAAACACAAGTATAAGGTTCCAGTCCATGTTGCAAGTAATTCAGATACAGATAAACCTAGTTAGGATGTATAAATAGTATAATGGTTGATATAGTTAATAAAGCAAAAATAGTAGTAAATGACAATCTATATTCTGACATAGACCTACTCTTTTCTGCTCACCCCATTACAGGTGATGTGAGTAGACGGACAGACTCAGATGCAATCAAGAGGTCAGTAAAAAACATAGTATTAACTAATTACTATGAAAGACCATTTAAACCTAGTTTAGGTGGTGGTCTAAGAAATATGCTTTTTGAATTAGACACAGATAGAAGACTACAACGTGTTCAAAAACAATTAAAGAATACTATTGAAACTTTTGAACCTAGAGTTAGTAATGTTTTCATCACGTTAAACAAACTTGATAATAACGAACTGAGTGTAACTGTGAACTACTCTATAAAATCAGGACAACCATCACAACAGACACAGTTTAATATAAGAAGGACACGATAATGACAACTAAAAGTTCACAGATTAATGTTACAGATTTAGACTTTGAAGGTATTGGTGATAATCTTAAGAACTATCTTAAGGGACAAGACAGATTAAAAGACTATGACTTTGAAGGTTCAACCCTTTCAGTCATTATTGACCTTCTTTCTTATGCATCACATATCAGTGCAGTAAACACTAACATTGCAGCTTCAGAGTTATTCTTAGACTCTGCACAAATTAGAAAAAATGTAGTGTCACGTGCAAAAGATTTGGGATTTGTTCCTGCATCTGAGAAAGCATCAAAGGCTATCGTTGAGATGAGTCTTAGAAATGTTAGAAATGCAGATGGAACATTCCCTACACTTAATGAAATGACTCTCTTAAGAGGTTCAAGATTTCAAACAGTGTTTGACGGTTCAACTTATGAGTTTGTAGTTTCATCTTCAGTTAAACCAACACAAAACAGTGCAACCTATAACTATGTGGACATTCCACTTGTTCAGGGAACTTACGTAACAGATGTATTTGTATACGACAGACAGGTTAAAAATTCTAAGTTTGTATTATCAAATGAGAGAGTAGATAGAGCATACATTGATGTTGCAGTTAACTCAGGTGGGACTTCAACAACATTCAGTCTTTCAACAGATGTATCAAACATTAATACACAGAGTGCAGTCTACTACACCCAAGAAAACGAAGAAGGTCACACTGAAGTATATTTCGGTGACGGAGTATTAGGTAAGGAACTTTTAGACGGTGACATTATCACTGTTACTTATATTGTTGTTTCAAAAGAACATGCTGAAGGTGCAAAAACATTCCAACAGTTGACAACCATCAATGGATTCAGTGATTCAGTAATCACCACTATTGAAAAAGCAGCTGGTGGTTCAGAGAAAGAATCAATAGAGTCTATCAAATTTAAAGCAAACAAATTCTACACTTCACAAAACAGACTAGTGACACTTAACGACTATAAAGCAAAAGTATCAGAGTATTATCCAAATGCAGATGCAGTTGCAGTGTGGGGTGGTGAAGATAACAGCCCACCTGAATACGGTAAGGTGTTTCTTGCAATCAAACCTACAAACAATGACTACTTAACAACAGAAGAAAAAAGAGTTATTAGAAATAAACTTGATCAGTTAAACATGTTAACTGTAAGACCAGTTATTGTAGACCCTGCAATCGTTAAGATTATTATTTCAACAACATTCAAATACAATCCAAATTTCACACAGTTATCAAAAGGTGAACTGGAGACAATAGTATCTAATGCAATTATAAACTATGATGATATGAATCTGAATAACTTTGATTCTATCTTCAGACATTCAAAACTAGTGAATGCAATCGATGAAGCAGAAACATCTGTTCTTTCCAATATTACAAATATTCGTTTAAGAAAGAGAGAGTCAGTTACAATAGGACAAAACTTAGGTTTCTATGCAGACTTTGCTAATGGTTTCTACCATCCTAATGATACCTATAACAAATCAGGTGGTGGTATTTTATCAACCACAGGATTTTATGTTCAAGGAGATTCAGTCAACGTCCAATACTTTGACGATGACGGGTCAGGCAACCTGAGAAGATACTATCTCTCGGGTGCAGTAAGAGTTTACCAAGATAATCAAGCTGGTTCAGTTGATTATTCAAACGGAAAAATAACAATTGGGTCTATCACAATAACTTCTACAGTTAATACAGATAGTTCCATTGATTTCACTGTTATACCTAACAGTTATGATGTAGTAGCAACTAGAGGTAATCTAATTGATATATCTGCGTCAGACATTTCGGTAAAAGGTGAAGTAGACACCATCGCAAGTGGTGAATCGAGTGCAGGTGTTGGATATCGTTCAACATCGAGCTCAGACTATTAATAATGAAAGGAGTGATCAGGAGTCCCCTGAGTAGTTTCCCATTAATTTGGATTAAATAAGGAGAAAACCAAAATGGCAGATAAAAAAATAAGTGCATTAACACAAGTTGCAGATTCAGACATCGGTGCCGATGATCTTTTGCATATTGTAGACAACCCTGGCGGCACACCAGTAAATAAGAAGATGACTATTGGTCAGCTTTTTGAAAATATCCCAACGCATTTAGCGATTGACGATATTAACACACTGACAGCAACAGCATCAAACCTTGCATCCACTTTTGCAACAGCAATTGATGGTTCTGCATTTTCAGCTAATGTTGCATTTACATTAGATGACGGAACAGATACAGGACAGATTAAAGTAATCTATGCCTCAACTGAACCTGCATCTAGTTACAGTGCAAACATCACTGTATCATCATGGGGGTATTCAACAGATACCACAGAACAAATTATTCTTGATTCAAGAGGTGAAGCTGTGATTTGTATTTGGGACGGTTCTAACTGGTTCCCAATTTCAACTGTTGGAGCTACATTAAGTTAAGGTAACCTCTAAATGTCACACCAAGAGTATATCTCTGAAAAATTAAGTCACAGACTTCCCTCTCTGCTCCCCGAGCATTTGAGAGAGGAGTCTCCTGCACTTGAACAATTCTTAAGAGCATATTTTGAATTCTTGGAAGCTGAGATTCTAGTTTTAGAATCTCAGAGTGACCTAGACGGAGTTGCATTGGAAGATGGTCAAGGTTCTCTTTTATTAGAGACTGCGACCGTCTCTCCATCTCCCGATCAAGACACTTCTAAAGTTATCAATGAAAGAAGTGCAACAAATACAAAGTCATATGCAGACCCATTTATCGTAGGTGAATATATCTACGGTAAGACCAATGGTGCTGTATCTCGCATTGATGTTATCAATGGAAACATATTATATGTTAAAGCCGTTTCAGGAAACGGTTACTCTCCAAAAGAAGTTGTAGAGGGTAGAGATGGTGGTCAAACTGCAATTGTTAAATCTTATAAAGAAAATACAATTACTGCTAGTAATAGACTTTTAGACTATTCAGATATTGACCATACCACAGAAGATTTCTTAGACTATTTTCAGAAGGACTTTGTTCCTTCACTTGATTTAAGAAATGTTGTCAACAAACGTTTGACAATCAAGAACATTAAAGATTTATACAAGAAAAAGGGAACACAAGAATCAGTTCAGTTCCTAATGCGTTTGTTGTTCGGTCAAGATGCAGAGATTAGATATCCCGACAACGAAACCATGTATCTTTCTGATTCAAACTATAATCAGAGAAGAAGCCTTGCAGTTAGAATGACCTCAGGTATTCCAAGTGCAACAGACAAAATTACAGAATACTACGATGACACAAATAGAAGAATCGTTACTGCACAAGCTAATGTTGAGAATGTATATGCAATTGACACAAATAGTGGTATATACTACTGTGACATAACTCAGAACCATTATGGTGAGTTCACTATTGGTAAGGATGTATCATTCTTAGATAGAGATGAAATCACAGAATACCGTGGTGAAATCCTTGGTATCATATCAGATTTTGATAAAGGAACAGAGTCTTCCTCTATTTTTATTTCACACGATGACGATGGTATTATTACATTAGAATCAGGTTTAGCTGCATCATATGACGGTGATTACGAACCACACAAACCAAACTTAGAAACAACAGTTGGTGGTGCATTAACATTAGAATATAATAGAAGTGGTTCTATGTATTCTATAAATGACAAACTAAACTTCAAAGGTGCAGTAGATAACACTAGAGATGCAGATGAATCATTAACAGTCATCAGTGCATTGTTATCAGGAACCGTAGACGAAATCTATATTGAAGACGGTGGTCTTAACTACGAAGGTGGTGAGATGGTTGTCTTTGAAGAAGACGGAACGGAAGGTAACGGTGCAGAAGGTATAATCGGTTCTACTGGTGACGAGATTGTATTAGAGAATGCAACCTACTGGGGTCAATTTGAAATACATGCAGAGACCAATGGTCAAACACTATTCGGTGGGCCTGGAGTCAAAGATGTTAATGGTAGATACATTGTCTTCAATGATAATCAGATTGATGTCTATGTTGATGGTGTTCTTCAAGTTAAATCTGCATACACATCTCAGAACGATAGAGTTACATTTACAAGTGGATTAAATGCAGGTCAGATAGTTGAGATATACACTCAGTATAATAGACTGTTAAATGAAAATGGTAGTGTCATTAACTATGATGGCTACATCGATTCTGCAACAAACACACTGGTTTCAAACGATGGTAGAATTAGAAGTATACAAATCAATGACGGTGGTGTAGGTTTCACTAAACCACCTAGAGTGTATCCAGGCGGATACATTTATTTCGATGATATCACAGGGTTTGAGGTTGGTGAACAGGTAGAAGGAACAACAAGTGGTGCAACTGCAACCATTATTAAACTACAACCAAAAGAAAAAAGAGTTTTAGTCAAACGAGAATCAACTGATACAGGTGTTTTTCAAAACGGTGAAGAGATTGTTGGACAGACATCCAATACTCAAAAAATAAACAGAAGACAAACCGTTGCAACTGGAACAGGTGCAAAACTATTTGTTTGGTCAGATAGTATTGGTGGTGTAGGAACAATCAATGTTCAAAGTCAAGGATATGACTTTGACAGGGATGCACAGTTATCTGAGACATCCCATTTCAACATGTTGATAACTGCTCCAACTGCAAACTTGACAAGAGACCTAACCATTACTGGAGATATTTCAGGAACCACAGGTAAGGTTGTATCATACGATTCAAATACTCATGTTCTCACCTACACACAATTAGACGGTTACTTCTTAGACAATGAGACGGTAAGTTTTAACATTGTTGATGAGTTCACAGTTCTACGTTCTAATCCATTCTTTGGTAGAGGTGTTCATGCAGGTGAAGGTATTATCCAAAAACAATTGTTGGGTGACAGGGGAATACTTGATGCAGATGCAGTAAACCTACAAGATGGTTTATACTACCAAACACACTCCTATGTAATTAGAGTTGGTGAGTCAATCAACAAATATAGAAGTATTGTAAAAGACTTAATTCACCCAGCTGGTCATATATTCTTTGGTGAGGTTGCAATTAAGAATGTGATTGATGATGCACAAGTTGTTTCCACATTCCGTCCTACTATCATCATCAAACTCCATCCAACTTGGAGATATGAACTAGAAAATGCTTCTAGAGACTTGTATACAAGTTTTGCAGAGAGAGACGATGAGTCTCATATAATCTTTGAACAGGGTGGGTATCCTCTATTAGAGGACGGCCCTGATATGAAGGCAGTTACCGTTCATGAACATATCCTATTTCTTCATCTAGATGATGGTGGTGTTGGACATGACTTAAAATCAATTCTTAGAGCAGCTGGTATTCCTGATGCAGAGACAGACCCAAGAACAGGTCTTGCAATCACTAATACAGTATACGACACTACAAATGTTACGAACCCTGCTGGTGCAGCAAGTGGTAGAGACACAGAGGTTGGTGACTCTTCAATGAGAAGTAGACACTTAAACATTAACATCATCAATTCATTTGCACACACTTATACACAGGGTTCACCTCGTATAGATGGTGCAACCTCAGTTTTAAACCTTGTAAGAGCAGACAATAACTACCTTGCATTAGGAACAGATGATGCAGATAATATCTCATGGCCATATACAAAGAGACCATCAGATCAAGGTAAGGTGTTTCAAATCTCTGATGCATTTACAGAAGAACATTTAATACACGAAGACGGTAGTCATATTATATTGGAAGAAGAAGCATGTCTCTTAAGATTTGAACCTTCTGCACATGCAATTCATAAAGGTGACTATGGAGACAACATATTAAGTGAAGATGGTGAAACACTTCTTCGTTTAGAGACTGCAACTACAGAAGAAGAAATTGATTTCTTTGTAACAGAAAGATCAATAGAGTTGACAGGAAAACATTTATATTATGAAGATGGAATAAATATCATCACTGAAGAAGGTGATTATATTATTAGAGAAGAGAGTGGTGCAAACCATTCTACATCTTTTGTTCCGATGGGTTCTACTTTGAGAACCATAAATACAATCAGTAGTCAAAATGCATATGATATTGCATACTACTTAAAAGATGAAACCGATGGTGACGATATACTTTTAGAAGATGGTTACGGTAACCTACTCAGTGAGGAATCAAAATCAGAAGGTCTCAGAATTCATCAGCTTGATGCATTCTATCCAAACTTCTTTATTGCAGAATATGATAATCATGCAAGAAGAAGGACAAATTTAACATTTAGTGCTTATGTAAAGTCTGCATAAGTGTATAAATAGTATATAAATAACTACATATCTGAGGAGATATAAGAAATGGCAGCAATAATAACAGAAAAGTTTCGTGTTCATAATGCGAAACAGTTTAAGGAAGATTTTGGTGAATCAGCTTCATCAACCTATGTCTTCATTGGTAGACCACAAGCATGGTCTGATGAGAATGCACCCCCAACACCTGCAAACGGTATTGGTCAGGAAGTAGATTCATGGTCAGATATGATTGCACTCAAGAAGATTGGGACAGCAGATGTATCACATGGTATAACAAGATACGACCACACATCTGGCACAACCTATGATGAGTATGCACACGATTATAGTGCAACCAACACTTCACCAGCAACTAGTTCAGATAATCTTTATGATTCAAGATTTTATGTAATTACAGACGAATACCATGTATACAAATGTATCAGAACAGGTAGAGATACTAATGGAGCAGTTGTTGCATCGACAGTAAAACCTACAGGAACAAGTGCAACAACAGTTATAGAAACCTCAGACTCAGGAGCTGCCTCAGGTCGTGGTTACAAATGGAAATACATGTATACAATTGGTGCCTCAGATACAATTAAGTTCGTTACTAGTGATTTCATGCCAGTGAAAACACTTGGTGCTCAAACAGAAATCGATGGAACAGGAACTGCACTCAGTAGTGGTGGATTAGGAGTTGCAGCTACTGACGATGGTTCTGCACAATGGGATGTGGAGAACAGTGCAACTGATGGTGGTATTTTCCATGTAGTTGTAACTAACGGTGGTTCAGGTTATAATGACGGAACATATACTAGTGTTCCAATTGCTGGAGACGGTTCAGGTGCAACATGTAGTGTTGTTGTTTCTTCAGGTGCAATTTCTTATGTAACTGTCCCAACTGGAGAAGAAGGAACTGGTTATAGAAGAGCATCTATTGACATTGACAACATTCCATCTATTGGTTTAGGTTCAAACGGAACAGTTAAACCAATTATCTCACCTGAGATTGGTCATGGTGCAGACCCCGTTCAAGAACTTGGTGGTAACTATGTAATCGTAAACTCAAGACTTGAGTTTGCAGAAGGTTCAGGTGACTTCCCAACAGATAACGACTTTAGAAGTATCGGTCTTATTCAAGACCCATTTACAGTTGGAACAACAACTGTAGCATCTGCTGAAACACTTGCATCTTATAATAAGATGACACTTTCTACAGTGTCAGGAATTTCTGTAGATGATATCATTTTGAATGCATCTTCAGATGGTTCAGGTGTTGCAGTAGGAAGAGTGGTTTCAATATCATCAAATGATGTTTCATATCTACCTATTGCTAACAGTGCAGGTGGTTATGCAGCTTTTGTTAACGCTAATACTGTATATGTAAGTGGTTCATCAATTGGAACAGTTACAAATGTCAACAGTGCATTCCCTGAAGTTCAAAGATATTCAGGACAAGTGATGTATGTTGAGAACAGAGGAGCAGTTTCAAGAGCAGCCGACCAAATCGAAGATATTAAACTTATCATCGAAATGTAATCATTCGTCCTCTCTTGGGGACGAATAAATATAATAAAGAGATAGGACATGGCAGAAAAAACCGATTTAAATATATCACCATATTATGACGACTACAATGAAGACAAGAATTTTCATAAGGTTCTTTTCCGTGCAAGTCGACCACTACAAGCAAGAGAATTAACTCAGTCTCAATCTATACTTCAAAATCAGGTTGAGAAATTTGGTGACCACTTCTTTAAAGAAGGTGCAATCGTCCAAGGTGCTCAAACAGATATTGACATGGAAGCATACTATGTCAAGGTTTCTGCAGCCAATCCAAATTCAAACGGAGATGCAAATGTTGAAACCTACAGAACTGCAACTCATGAACAATATCTTCAAGGTAAAACCTCAGGTGTTATTGCAAAGTGTGTTTACTCTGCAGCTGAGACAGAAGATGAATCATTAACTCTTTTTGTTAAATACATTTCACAAGGAACTAATGATACACACTCATTTGCGTTTTTAGCAAATGAAGAACTTCAAGTAGTTACACTTGACGGAGATGGTAATGCATCAGAAGTTGGGTCAAACAATAATGACTTTACAGTTTTAAGTGCAGATAAACTACCAATTGGTAGAGGTTCACTTGCAAAGATTACCGAAGGAATTGTTTATGTCAGAGGTTTCTTTGTTAAGGTTCCTGCACAAACTTTAATCCTAGAGAAATTCTCAGGTAGACCTTCATACCGAATTGGTCTAAGTATTGTAGAATCTCTCATCAGTTCTGCCGAAGATAGTTCACTTTTAGATAACTCTTCAGGAACTACAAACGAAAACGCTGCAGGTGCAGACCGTTTAAAAATTTCACTAACTCTATCTAAGTTTGCAATTGATACAACAGACGATATTAACTTCGTTGAACTTGCACGAGTTAGTCAGGGTCTTATTGAATCACTAGTCAACACAACAAGATATGGTGACGGTATTACCTCAACCCTTGCACGAAGAACATTCGATGCAAACGGTGACTTTGTTCTTAGACAATTCACTCACTCACTTAGAGAACACTTAGACGATACCACAAACAGAGGATTTTATCCAAAGAGATATGGTGGTGTAGAAGATAAATTCGTCCTACAGATTTCGCCTGGTAAGGCATATGTCCGTGGTTATGAAATTGATAAGATTGGAACAACCAATCTACCTTTTTCTAAAGCACGTTCAACAAAATCTATTCAAGATGCAAACACTCCTATTCGTTTAGGTAATCATCTTAGAGTATACAACGCACATTCACTTCCTGAATTCGGTAACGAAACAGGTTCAGACTCTATTGACCCATTCAACACATGTAAGTTATGGCCTAGTGTTGTTTCAAGTGCAGGAACAGAAAACTCAGAAGACCCTATTGGTTTTGCAAGAGTTAGAGACATTACATTAAGAGAAGGAACAGATTCCTCTAATGTATATACTGATGCAAGTGTTTGGGAACTCTCAATGTTTGACATTAAGATGTTCACAAAAATTTCAGGAACCCAAACAAACACATTCACAGCTGGTGACAGAGTTGTTGGGTCATCCTCAGGTGCATCAGGTATTGTTGCATACACTTCATCAGGACAACTATATGTCCACGATGTAGTCGGAACATTCACAACTTCAGATTCTATTTCATCTCAAGGTTCTAATACAGGTTCAATTTCAACAGTAACAGCTGTTAGAAACTACAACATTGATAGAGTAAGATCAATTACACAGGTTCCTGAAAATACTTCAAGAGAAGTTTTTACAGCTGATGTTCAATTAGATGCAGACAAGACTTTAACAGGAACCGTTATCTTTGCAAGTGGAAGTCCCACGGTTACAGGTTTTGGAACAAAGTATGTCACTGAACTTAAAGAAGGTGACTTAGTTTATAATCCTAGTGCATCAGAACTTCTAGTCGTAAGTTCAGTAACAAATGATACTTCTTTTACTGCAACAACAAATGCTGGTGGTTCATATCAAGGTAATGCAACGAGAAGAAGAGCACAACTGCACAATCAAGATCAGACAGTTAATATCTTCTCATGGCCAAGAAACTGGATTGCATCACATACACCCGAATCAGTAACAATTAAGAAACAAGAAGTTGTTACAATTTCTTCAGGTTCATTTACTGTAGATACAGATTCAAATGGAACCTTCTTACAGAGAAATACTGATAACTTCTCTATTGCAGTAGTTGAAGAATCATCAGGTTCACCAACAATTAACAATGGTGATATCCTTAACATTGAAGACTATACACTAAGTGTAACAACTTCAGGTTCAGGTCAACAGTTAACAGTATCAGGATTTGACTCAGCAGACAATGGTGCAAGATTGAAGGTAACCTTCTCTGCATCATATGTCAATCCAGTAAACAGAGATAAGACACTACGACAAGCAAGATGTTTGAAAGTAGGTAGTGCAAGAAGTGCTGGTGGTTTTTACGGAACTGCATACGATGATAAAGATATATCACTAGGTGTTACAGATGCATTTAAGATTAGGGGTATCTACGAAGGTGTAGATGGAACTCCTCTACCACCGAATGCAGCTTTCAGTATTTCAAGTGGAACACCAGTTGCATATGAAAAGATTGTTGGACAAACATCTGATGCACATGCTGTCATTATTACATACAACGGTAGTGGTGCAACATCATACTTCTACTACACAAACAATAATAGATTCCAAGATGGTGAAACTGTTATTGGACAAACATCAAATGCAATTTTCACTGTAGGTTCTATTTCAGCTGGTTCACCAAACATTACAAAGAGATACTTCTTTGATGATGGACAGAGAGATGGATTCTATGACCTTTCAAAACTTACAAGAAAGGCAGGAGAACCTGCACCAAATAATGCTATCTTAGTAGTGTTTGACTACTTTACCTCATCAGGTGGTGGTGACTTCTATGATGTTAACTCTTATTCATCAATTGATTATAAAGATATCCCTGTCTACTCTCCAAGTAGAGTTGACTTAGGTGGTTTAGAACCCGATGGAACTTATGAGTTATCAGATTCCGTAGACTTTAGACCATCTGTTGGACAGGTTTTAGGAAGTTCTACATTTGCAACTGCAAATGCAGACCCCACATCTCCAGTTGATTTATCTAATTCATCCACTGGTGCTGTTTATGCACCGATGAGTTATGACACTGGTAGGTCATATAAGAGCAGTAGAACAGGTATTACATCATCAAACGCAAGTGTTGTAGATACACCTGTCAATGAAACATCCGTAGTGGGTGACCTAAGTTTCTATGTGGGAAGAATTGATAAAGTGTTCCTACACAGAAGTGGAGAGTTTAGACTTTCACAAGGTATTCCAGCTCTTTCTCCAACAAAACCTAAATCTCTAGATGAATCTATTGAGATGTTTGAGTTAACAATTCCACCTTATACTTTAAACTTATCAGAGATTAAAGTAAGGTCGTTTGAACACAGACGTTATACAATGTCAGACATTGGTAAGATTAATAATCGTGTAACTAACCTTGAAAGAATTACATCTCTTTCTCTGTTAGAAAAAGATACACAAACAAAACAGATTTTAGACTCAGATGGTTTTGATAGATTTAAATCAGGTTTCTTAGTAGATAACTTTAGAGGTCACAGAGTTGGTGATACTCAACATCCCGACTATTCAATTTCAATTGATAATAAGTTGGGTGCAATGAGACCTAAAAACTTTACACAGTTTTTTGACATTGAGTTAAACACAGGTGCTTCAGGAAGTTACCAAAAGACTGGTGACCTAATCACACTACCATATACTGAACAAACCTATATTAATAACACTAAAGCATCAAGACAAATAAATGTTAACCCATATAATGTGTTTGCATTTATTGGTAACATTAAACTAACTCCTGCAACAGATATCTGGCAGGACACTGAACAACTACCCGAAGTAAGAGTAAATAGAGAAGGTAACTTTGATGCACTTTCAGGTATCAATGGTATTGGAACAGTTTGGAATAACTGGCAGACCACATGGGTTGGTGAACCTAGAACAGTTTCTAGTCAAGTTACTGCAACCTCTAATGGTCAGTGGTCAGGTGACCCTGCACAAGGTGGTGAATGGCAAGCTGGATTCCAGTTAACAAGAGAGATTACTGAAACACCCGAAACACAAACTAGAACAGGTGTTACTACATCTGTTGTGGAAGATTTTGTTGAAACAAGAAACGATAGAATCGTATCAGTTTCAGTCGTTCCTTTCATTCGTGCAAGAACAATTGAAATTGATGCAACTAATTTAAAACCTAATACTAATCACTTTATATTCTTTGATGGTATTAGAGTCGATCAATATGTAAGACCATTTAGCGGTTCCTTCTCACAAGACGGTGGAACTGGTGCATCTTCAGGTGTTAAAACAAATGGTAACGGTAGACTTCGTGCATACTTTGATATTCCAAGTAACTCTGCACAGAGATTCCCAACTGGTCAAAGAGATTTAAGAATTACATCAAGTTTCTATAACTTGACTAACCCTGCATCTAGTGGTAATACACAGTATCAAGCACAGGGTCTTCTTCAATCTTCACAGACAGAAATTGTATCAACTAGAAATGGTAGGATTGTAACTGAAACAACATCAGAAAATAGAGATTTTTCAAGTAGAGGTGAAATATTAAACTCAACTGCAATTGATACCTCTGCAACTCCATATCCATCTCCACCTGAGATACCACCAGCTGCACAGATTCCAGTTGACAACACATCTGTTCCTGAACCAGTTTCAGAACCAACTCTTCCTACACCCGAACCTGCACCACAGTGGTCACCAATTGCAGCTCCAGTTCCTGAGCCATCTCCACCTATACCTACGGTAACCGAACCAGTAGTAGAAGACTTATGGGTGGAACCATGGTTTGAAAGAAGAGATTTAGCGAGACTACCTATATGGAGAAGAGAATTTCAAGAAGACCAAGACCCTCTTGCACAATCATTTTTGGTTGATGCATCAGGTGGTATGTTCTTAACTTCAGTAGGTATATACTTTGCAACCAAAGATGAGTCTATTCCAGTAAGAGTAGAAATCAGAAACATGGTTAATGGTTATCCAGGCCAAGTTATTCTACCATTCTCAGATGTAACTAAGAATCCTTCAGAAGTCACCACTTCAGTTGATGGTTCCGTTGCAACTACATTTACATTTGATTCACCTGTTTACTTAGAACAAGGTAAGGAATATTGTTTTGTAGTCTTATCAAACTCTGATAAGTATGAAGCATTTATTTCTAGAATGGGTGAACCTGATCTTATCACTGGACAAACCATTGCAGAACAACCTGCAACAGGTTCACTATTCATGTCTCAGAATGCATCCACATGGACAGCAGAACAGACTGATGACTTGAAGTTCCATCTAAAACATGCAAAATTTGATACAACAAAATATGCAGATTTAAGATTCGATAACGCTGCACTACCTGTTGCAAATCTTCAAGATAATCCAATTGAGTCATTTAGTGGACAGAACTATGTTAAAGTCTACAGTTATACACACGGAATGTATACGACTAGTTCTAATGTAACAGTTAGTGGTGTAACAGGTAATATGACAGGATGTGTTGTGAACATTGGTGGTGCATCATTAGTAACAGGAAGTCTTCCAGCAGATGGAACATATACAGGTATTGCAACTACTACAGATGTAGGAAGTAGTGGTCAAAACTGCACAGTAGATATTGTAGTATCTTCAGGTGCAATCACATCAACCAAGATTTCAAATCCAGGCTTATCATATACAACAGATAATACACTAACAGTTACAAACTTTGGTGGTGTAAGTGAAACAAACAGTGTTACCATAGCAATTGATACTGTTGCAGAAACACTAGGTGGTATACCAGTTGATGCAATCAATCAGACATTTACATCAATCTCTAACATAGGTATTGATTCATTCTGTGTAATACCCGATGTGTCATCATACGATTTCGTTTCAGGTTATACAGCAGTAGAGTCAACATTGAGTGGTGGTGCAGATGCAAAATCAACTAGAAACTACTACTTTGATGCAATTCATACCATGATACCAAACACTATGTTGGAAAGCACACTGATTAGTGTTGCAGTAAACACAACTGCAATGGATTCACCCGAAGGATATAGTGGTGGTGGAACTGCTTATCAGATGAGAGCAGCTGGTGATATGATAACACTAAATGATAATGTGTTCTTCAGTTCACCAAGTATTGTTGCATCTCCTATTAACGAAACAAATGAAATGTCTTCACAGAAATCATTCTATTGTAGAGTTCAGATGAAGACACAAAACAGTAATGTGTCACCAGTATTGGATGTTGCAACTATAGGTTGTTTGGGTATTGCAAACAGAATAAATGAGATTAACTCATCTAATGATGTTCCACTTGGAACTACCTATATTGCATCTACAGAACCCGATGGTGATAACAACAAGATGGTTTATGTAACGAAGAAAGTTAACTTGAAAACTCCTGCAACTGCATTGAGAGTTACAGCTGATATCTTCAACCCACCTACAACGAATGTTAAGTTCATGTATAAAGTGTTAAGAAATGATGAAGCAACTCCTTTCGATGATACAGGATGGGAATATTTTAACTCTAACGGTTCACCTGATTCTTCATTAGTATCAGATGCAAGAAACTTTAAAGAGTATGAGTTCACAGTTGAGAACCTACCTGAGTTTGGTGCATTTGCAATTAAAGTTATAGGACAAGGAAGTAATACCTCAGTAGTGCCACTCGTATCTGCACTTAGATGTATTGCACTTGCAACATAAGATGTCAGAGTATAGTAGAGTAGAAGGACATTCAAATCTTATTAGAGATGAAGAAACCACTGCTATCGTTAATACCGATATCAATGCATACTACATGGCTAAGAGAAGAAAAGAAATTTTTATGACTCAGGTAAATGAAATAAATACATTAAAGAAGGAAGTAACGGACATTAAAATCCTTCTTCAAAAAATGGTAGAAAAATTAAATGGCTAAGACAGTAGACAACCACAGCACAATCGAAGACTTTAGAAGACGTTATAACGAACTTGCAACAGACGTTGGTGATATATCAGGCCTAAGAGACACTATTAAAAACTTTAATGGTGGTTCAATTGTAGATGCTGTAAATGCAATCGAAGATAAAACTTTTTTCTTTCAAGAATTTATTTATACTGCAACTTCAGGTCAGACTACATTTAGTGGTGATGATGAATTCGAAAATGAACTAAAATTTAAAAGAAACAGAATACAGGTTTTCAAAAACGATCAACATTTATTAGAGACAGATGATTATATTATCGCCTCACCATTAGGTGCATTTCATACTTCTATTGTTTTAAATGTAGCTGCATCTTTAAATGATAAGATTACTATCTATTCATATACTGGTTCCTTTGAGGGAACAGCTAATGCAGCTAATATTATAGGGTATTTTTCAGAGTCTGCTGCAAACACTATTTACAATACCAATGATAACGGTGTTATTCTAAATGGTGATAACTCTACACCAACTACTACATTACAAGCAGGTTACACACTTCAACTTGCAGGTAAAACATATGCAGAAGAAGATATTACACTTGCAAGTGGTAAGACATTAACTGCACCTATTATTACAGATGGCACTGCACAAATCACTGGTGGAGTCGGAACTTCATTCTCAAGTATTACCTCAACAAGTTTTGTGGGTAATCTAACAGGTAACGTTACATCCAGTGGTCTATCAACATTTTCAAATGCTGACATTAATGGTGGTGCTATTGATGGAACAACAATTGGAGCAACAACTACTTCAACTGGTGCATTTACAACTGTTAGTGCAAGTGGTGGTTTTAGTGGTAACCTAACAGGTAACGTAACTGGTAATGTAACAGGTAACTTGACAGGTAATGTTACAGGTAATGTTACAGGTGATCTGACTGGTGATGTTACAGGTGATGTAACTGGTAACTTGTCAGGAAACGTAACTGGTAATGTTACAGGTAATGTAACAGGTAATGTCACGGGGACAGTTTCAAGTATTTCTAATCACAGCACAACTAACTTAACAGAAGGCACAAATAAATACTACACTGATGCAAGGGTAGACTCAAGAATGAGTGGTAAGGATTTAAACTTCTTTGATGATGTTAATTATACCACAACCCCAACAGCAGGTCAAATTCTAGTATGGGACAACGCAAATCAATATTGGGAACCTGCTGATAATTCAACAACCTCAGATAGTGTTACTGAAGGTTCAAACAATTTATACTTTACGAATGCTAGAGTTTCTACAAGAGTTGACACAATACTTAATCACTCTAATCACAGTAATATTACTGCGACTAAAGTCGGTGATGAAATTAGATTGTCTGCTGCATCACAATATGGTGACTCGGATGTTCAATCTTATTTGAGTGGTGGGGCAGGACTTGCATTGAGTGGTTCAGGAAGTTTTTCTGTAAATACAAGTAATGGTGTGAAAATTTCAGGTGATAATGTCGTATTAGATTACGAGACTACGTCCACTGCACCATCAAGTGTTGGTTCAACATCTACAGGACACCTTTGGTTTGTAATTTAATGGGACAAAATGACAGATATATACGTAAATACTGGAACAACCTTTCAACAACCTTATAATGCTCGCCAACCTGCAATTGGTAGGGTTCCTGCGAACTCACAATTAACAGCTAGGCAACCTGTAAATGCACAAACACCATTTACCTATCAGAATAGGTCACCGTTCACTTATAGAAACCCTGTAAGTGGTCAACAACCTTATATTGCTGATGCTCAGCAACCATATCCGTATATTGCTAATGCACAGCAACCCTATATTGCGAATAGTCAAACACCATTTACTTATCAGAACAGACAACCTGCAATAGCACAACAACCTTATATTGCTAATGCTCAACAACCATACATTGCTAATGGACAAACTCCATTTACCTATCAAAACAGATACCCTGCTAATGCACAAACACCATATATTGCAAATGCAAGACAACCTGCTACCTACCAAGCAAGGTCTCCATTTACATATAGAAATCCTTATATTGCAAATGCTCAACAACCCTATATTGCAAATGCTAGACAACCTTCTATTGCAAATGCACAAACACCGTTTATCTATCAGGCTGCCTATCAAGCACAGGGAAATTATCGAGTTCCTTTCACTTATCAAGTTTCAGTCCCAGCAATAGGAACAGCTCCTGCTAATGGAACACAGCCTGGTGCAAATATAACGGTAACTGAAACAGTTTCAAATTCCACAACAGGCATGTCTTTGTGGTTGTATAAAAGCACACAAAATGCCCCACCAAGTGTGTTTGCTAATTTTATAATTTATATAAAACTTAATTTTACCTCTACAACTGCTGTAACTATGTCAGCAAAATTTACAACTGGGCCATATAGTAACAGGTCTCTACCCTCATGGGCTTCCTCTTGGGGGACTTATTATGTTATGTGGTATCTGAGTGTTAGTTCAACACCTGATACTTTTCAACATGAAACTTCTACATCGTATATGATAGAAGACAATGGGGGAAACCAGTATGTGGCAACTAATATAGGCACCAATAGTGATGTTACTTACTCAATTAATGGCACTTCAACAAATTATACTTGGCCAACAACCTCATATCTTGGAACTTATGGATATCAAATTAATATGACAATGGAGCAAGAAGGTTATGGTGGGGGAACAGCCACTTTTACCCATGGTCATACTTTCAGAATGAATAAATCAGGGTTTCCTACATATACAGGCCCTAGTGTTGATACTGATAATGAGATAATAATGCTAAATTCTGGTGGTGGAACACCGCCTCCACCTGTTTAGGAGATATAAGTAATGGCAATTTGGACAGGCAACCCTACACCATATACGTTTCAACAACCGTATCCGTATATTGCACAGCAACCAGCACATGCAAGACAACCTGCAACTTATCCATTTATTGGATATGCTCCTGCTAGTGCAAGACAACCTTCTACTTATCATTTAAGAACACCGTTTACATATCATGCAAGGTCACCGTTTACGTATCATAATAGGTATCCTGCTAATGCCCAACAACCGTATATAGCTAATAGTCAGACACCGTTTACCTACCATTCAAGACAACCTTCTACTTATCAGGTTCCATATATTGCAAATGCAAGACAACCTTTTACGTATCATGCAAGGTCACCGTTTACGTATCATAATAGGTCTTCAATAGATTATCAGGTTCCTTATATTGCAAATGCAAGACAACCGTCTACCTATCATGCAAGGTCACCGTTCACTTATCAGGCAACTGGTAGAACACCGTTTACCTATCAAGCAAGGTCACCGTTTACCTATAGAAACCCTGTAAATGCACAGCAACCTTATATTGCAAACGCTAGACAACCCTCTACGTATCAAGTTGTATATCAAGTTCCTACCATTTATGCAACTCCGTATATCTATACTGTTCCTTATATTGCAACAAGACCCATTGGGCCTCTTGCAAAAGTCAAGGGTGTTTTTGTAAATGATAGTGGAACTTTAAGGAAGTTGGATGAAGTTTATGTAAATGACAGTGGAACTGCAAGAAAAATTCATCAATCAGTTCCAACTGCACAGTATCAAGAATAAAAGGACATAAATAGTAATATGGCTATTATTGCAAACCTCTACATAGATCAAGGAACAGACTTCAGTATCACTGTTGATGTAACTGATTCTGCTGGTGAGATATTGGAATTAGATGATTACACTGCAGCTGCACAGATTAGAAAGACCTATAGTTCTTCGACAGTGAGTGCAACTTTTGCTACATCAATTGCAGCGTTGGCAGGTCAAGTAACTATTTCTTTAACTGATACTCAGACATCTGCACTTGAAGCAGGAAGATATGTATATGATTTAAATATCACTAGTGCTGCAGGAGTAGTCACAAGAGTAATTGAAGGACAGGCAATCATAACGCCTGGTGTAACAAGGTAATAATATGTCAGGAAATATTAAAGCAAGAGTTTTACAAACAAACACTATTCGTGCAAAACAGGTTGCAATTGGTAACTCAGCAACTAATGTAAACTTGTCTGCAAAATCTATCAATGAACTTGCAGATGTTAATGTGGTTGAAACAGATGATGGACTTCTTTCTTATGATGCAGCTACGGATAAGTGGGTTACAAAAACTGTTTTAGATGGTGGAACATTCTAATCAGTGAGTCCTACTTTATGGTCATGTGATGAGTGGTCACCCCTAAAAGAAATCATTATTGGTTCACTCAAGGGTCACGAACAACTCAAAAAATATTCTTACTACATTAAAGATATTTCTATAATAAGAGATATCTTAGATGAAGCACAAGAAGGGTTAGATACCTTTCAATCTATTTTAGAAAAACT